CCGAAGAAGTATTTTGAACAGTTTGGTTGTGTGATTGGTGATGAGGCTCATATGTTTAAAGCCAAGTCACTAACTGGCATAATGACTAAGTTACACCAATGTAAGTACAGGTTCGGTCTTACAGGGACTTTAGACGGTACTCAGACGCACCAACTTGTTTTAGAGGGACTATTTGGTCCAGTTGAAAAAGTAACTACCACAAAGGAGTTAATTGAGAAGAAATCCCTTGCTGACCTTAAAATCAAGTGTATTATTTTAAAACATGATAATATACGAGAGAGAATGACTTACGCAGAGGAGCTACAATTTCTAGGCGAACATGAACGTAGAAACGAATTTCTTGCTGGATTGTTAATGCATCTTCCCGGCAATACATTATGTCTGTATCAGTTAGTAGAGAAACATGGCAAACCACTATATGAAGCAGTTAAGCACTCGCAAGAGTACGGATTCTTCGATGATAAATTACGAAAGATATTTTTTATCTATGGTAAAACCAGTACCACAGAAAGAGAAGAGATACGAGCTATTGTTGAGGGTGAAAAAAACTCTATCACAATTGCTTCGTATGGAACTTTTAGTACTGGCATTAATATCCGTAACATTCACAACATCGTGCTCGCGAGCCCGTCTAAATCTAGAATTAGAGTGCTCCAGAGTATCGGTAGAGGATTGCGTCAGGGGGAGAATAAAGATTCCGTTTTAATTTTTGATATTGCCGATGACCTTACATTTAGAAACCAACAAAATTTTACACTAAATCACTTTCAAGAACGCATAAATATCTATAATACCGAACAATTCAACTATGAAATAAGTAAGGTAAAACTAAGATGAAAAGTGCAATGATAGAAGATACATACAAAATCTTAAAACTCATTAGTGGTGAGAATATTATTTGTGAATTATCTGAGGATGAAGGCCAGTACGAAATTTCAAGGCCTTTGTTAATGCATGTACATCCTAAAATGACTATGACTGGCATGACAGAATCACTAATGCTCTCACGTTGGGTACAACCATTTACAGAGGAGAGATTTTTTAAGATCGATCCTAGACATGTCATTATTGTATTACCCGCATCGCCTGGACTAATTACATATTACGAGGGTGTACTAGATAAACTAGACGGGCCCGAATGGGAGTCAGAAATTGCAACTTCAAAATTTGACGATGTTCATGATGAAGATGTATATGATGAACTTCTAGAAGAACTAGAAACAGAAAGTGAATCTATACATTAATGTATTTCTGTAACCCAAGACAAGTTAAATGTAACATGATTTTTAGCTAGAGTCAAGGTTCTTTTTTTATTTTAATGACCCTTGACTAAATCTTATGGGTATAGTATAGTAGATAAAGATTAAGGAGAATACTTATGGCTAAATCAAAAGGTGAACACTACGTTGACAATAAAGCATTTCTTGTGGAAATGGTTGCATGGAAAGAGAAGTGCAAAGAAGCAATAGATGCTGATAAACGTATTCCACCTGTTACAAATTATATGGGTGAGTGTTTTCTCAAGATTGCACAACATTTATCTTATCGGCCTAACTTTATAAACTATACATACAAGGATGACATGGTATCTGATGGGATCGAAAACTGTCTTCAATATGCTTCGAACTTCAATCCAGAGAAGTCATCGAACCCCTTTGCATACTTTACGCAAATTATCTACTACGCATTCATTAGACGAATTCAAAAAGAAAAGAAACAAACCCACGTTAAGAATAAAATTATATCTGGTAGCAATTATCAATCGTATGATTTAATGCCTGGCGATTCAACTAGTTACCATATCGATAACTCTTTTGCAATGGAGAATCTTCCAGCTGAAGATGTATACAAACCGAAAAAGACAGAAAAAAAAAGTAAAAAAGGACTAGAACATTTTATGGAAGAAAAAATTGTAATTGGAGGTTATAATTAATTGAAGATTGCGATTATAACTGACACTCATTTTGGTGCCAGAAATGATAACCAAAACATCAATGATTTTTTCTACAAATTTTATGACGATGTGTTCTTTCCTTCTTTAGAGAAACGAGGGATTACCACCTGTGTTCATATGGGTGACGTAGTTGATCGACGCAAGTTTATCAGTTTCAAGACTGCATCAGATTTTCGAAAAAGGTTTATTGGACGTTTTAAAGAGATGGGTATTGACTTACACATCATCATTGGCAACCATGATACTTATTATAAGAACACCAACGAAGTCAATTCGATGGAAGAACTAGTAGGTTCTGATAGACATAATATTTACACTGGCCCACAGGTTGTGGAGTTTGATGGTATACCAATTCAATTCATGCCGTGGATTAATAGCGGTAATTATGAAATTGCAATGAATGCATTGCAGACTTCCCCCGCACAGATTCTTATGGGTCACCTAGAGGTAAATGGTTTTGAGATGCATCGGGGACATACATCAGAAGGTGGGTGGGATAAAAAATTGTTTCGTCGTTTCGATATATGTTTCAGTGGACACTTTCATCATAAATCTGATGATGGCCAGATATATTATCTAGGGACTCCATATGAGATGACTTGGAGTGACTACGATGATCCGAAGGGGTTTCACATTTTTAATACGGAAACGCGAGAGCTAGAACGTATCATTAATCCTCATACACTCTTTGTGAAAATTTACTATGACGATACTGTTAAAGATTATACTAAAGAAGATGTATCTATATACAAAGAGAAGTATGTAAAACTGATTGTGGTCAACAAGAAAGACCTATACCAGTTCGACAAGTTCACAGATCGACTACTACAGGCAGACGCATTTGAGGTCAAGATTATCGAAGACTTCTCTGAGTTGGATGCTGAAAATGTATCTGATGATATTGTGGAGAACACCGAAGACACGATGACCCTGCTAGAAAAATACATTGACCAGCTTGATGTTACACTGAGCAAAGATCGATTGAAGAACACGATGCGGTCACTTTACACTGAGGCGCAAGATTTAGAAATATGATACATTTTGAGACTGTGAGGTGGAAGAACTTCCTGTCAACTGGTAATAACTTTACAGAGATTCAGTTAGACAGAAATTCAACCACATTAATTATTGGAGAAAACGGTGCAGGCAAGTCTACTATTCTGGATGCTCTTTGCTTTGGTTTGTTTGGTAAACCATTCCGTAATATTAATAAGCCCCAACTTCTAAACTCTGTCAATGCTAGCGCAGCTGTGGTCGAGGTTGAGTTTCGTATTGGAACTAAGAAGGTTAAGGTTATTCGTGGTATCAAACCAAACGTGTTTGAAATCCATGTCAACGGTAATTTGTATAACCAAGACGCCAACTCGCGTGACTACCAGAAGTATCTTGAACAGCAAATCCTAAAGTTAAACTATCGCAGTTTCACACAGGTTGTTATTCTAGGCTCCTCGACATTCATTCCCTTCATGCAGCTGAAGTCTAAACATCGTCGTGAGGTTGTTGAGGAGATTCTTGATATACAAATTTTCTCTCTGATGAACATGCTTCTCAAACAAAAGTTGAAGACTATTTCTGATGACATTCGTGAAATGAATTATCAAATGGAACTTATTAAAGAAAAGGTTGAACTTCAAGAAAAATATATTGATGATGTAAAGAAAAATAAAGATAAGTTGATTGCAGAAAAGACTAACCTTATTGGTGGAAATGAAGAAGAGATTTTCTCAAAGAAATCGGCTATCAATAAAATTCAACAGGAGAACGATAACCTGTTAAGTCAAATTTCTGATAACGATAAAGTTAAAAAGGGTTATAACAAACTAAGAGATATAAAGTCTACTCTAGTAGAGAAGCATAAAGCACATTCTAAGGTGGTTGACTTCTTTGAAAATAATAGTGATTGTCCTACTTGTCAACAACACATAGATGAAATTTTCAAACAGGAAATGGTATCTGATAAGCAGAAAGATGTAACCAAATTCTCAAATGGGCTGAAAGAACTTGAAGACGAACTGAAGAAGTCAAAAGAGAGACAAAAAGAGATTTCTGATATTGCAGATAAAATTCGAGAGAATGAAGTACAGATGGCCAAAGACAACAGTTCTGTTGTACAGTTGGAAAAGTTTAACTCCACACTTCA